ACGGTCAAGCGTCTTGAGAATGGTCGGCTTCGGTATTACTACCGCGAGGCCGATCGGCCCGTTGAGACGGAATACTCACAGGACGAGATCCTCCACATCCGCTGGCTGTCTCAGGATGGCGTAACAGGCTACGTCGCAACATCACTAAGCCGCGACGCGATTGCACTGGCTCGTGCGATGGAGCTTCATTCAAGTGCATATTTCGGCAACAACGCTCGCAGTGGAAGCGTGATCGAGACGGATCAGCCTCACAAACCGGAGGCTCTCCAGCGATTCCGGCAGCAGTGGGAGGACATGCACCGCGGTCCTGAGAAGGCATACAAAACCGCGGTCCTGCCTCACGGGATGCACCTCAAGGAGTTCAAGTCGAGCAACTCCGAGGACGAGCTCCTTGCTATGCGTCGATTCGCTGTCGAGTCCGTTGCCAGGGCCATGCGGGTGCCGGTCTACATGATCGGCGACCTCACGAAGTCATCGTACTCGTCTGTCGAGCAGCAAGGCCGGGACTTTGTGACGTTCAGCCTGATGCCAGACCTTCGCCGCTGGGAGGCTGCGATCAGGCGAGACTTGATCGTTGATGACGGCCAGTATTTCGCCTCGTTCGATGTCACCGCTTTGATGGCTGGCGACTATCAGGCCAGGAGTGAGTGGGCTCGGACGATGTTCAACCTGGGAGTCCTGAGCGTCAACGAAATCAGGGCCAGCGAGGGGCTAAACCCCATCGAAGGAGGCGAGCGTCGGTTTGTCCAGGTCAACATGCAGCTTCTTGATGCGTTCACCCAAGAAAACCCGACGGGGCAACCTTCCACGACCACGGAGCAGCCTGCCGGGCCGGCGGAACCGATGCCCGAAGACCCCGAAGCCCAGCGATCAACTGCTTCAATCATCTTCAGGCAGTCTCTGCGAAAGATCGCATCTGTCGAAGCAGACGGAATCGCAGAACGACGAAACAAGCCAGCGAAGCTCAAAGCCTGGATCGAGTCGATTGCAGAAAGAATCCGCGTCGAACTCAGGGATGCAGCTGAACCTCTTGGCGTCGACATCGACGTTTTCGCTGAAAATTGGATGACCAAGAGCAACGAACTACTGCTGGAATGCCATAGATCCGGCAGCCCATATGAGGAGGTACTCGCGTCATGGACGAACCGCGCGAACTTGAACGACGACTGATCGCCGAAAGCCCCGCAATGCTCGTCAAGGACGACGAGAACGGGCGTACTGTCATCCGCGGCGTTGCGGCCGTATTCAACTCACGATCGCAGAATCTCGGCGGTTTCGTTGAGGTCATCGAGCCCGGTGCATTCGATGAGGTCATGGATCAGTCGCCGGACGTCTTTGCTAAGTACAACCACGAGCGAGTGATCGGCAGGACGACTTCGGGGACGTTGCGTCTCAACAAAAGCGAGCGAGGCATTGAGTACGAGATTGACCCGCCGAAGGCCGCAGCAGACCTTGTTGAGTTGATCGACAGGGGCGACGTCACTGGGTCCAGCTTTGCCTTCCGCATCCAACCCGCAGACGAGTCGTGGAGCAAGGATGCCGACGGCACCATGGTCCGAACGATCAAGAAGATCTCTTACCTGGGCGACGTCGGCCCCGTGGATACACCTGCGTATCTGGCTACCGAGTCCTACGTTAGCAAGAGAGCCCTTGAGATGGCCGCGGCCCCACAAGAGGAGCGTGCCGAGCCTGATGACCTAAAGGTCGGCGATTTCGTGCAGTGGAAAACCAGCAATGGCCCGAGCCAAGGAAAGATTGACGAAATCGTCGAAGAAGGCCAGATCGACGTTCCCGACTCAGACTTCACGATCAATGGCACTCCAGACGACCCGGCAGCGTTGATCTCTGTGTATGGAGAGAAGGACGGCGGGTACGTCCCCGTTGGGGTCCAGGTCGGCCACCGCTTCACGGCACTCGAAAAGATCGAAGACCTCCCTGCCCCGCAGCCAGAAGAAGAGTCGGACGACGAGCGAGACGTCGATATGAAGCCGACTGCCGCAATGGCCGCTGCTGCTGAACGCGGGCTGCGTCTCCACGAAGAAGGCAAGAGCGGCGATGGAATCAAGCCAGAGACCATCGCTCGGGCAGGCAAGCTCGCTCGCCGAGAAGAGATGAACCGAGACTGGATCGTCGAGATGAATGCCTGGTTTGCTAGGCATGACCGAGGAAGCAAGTCTGAGGGGTGGGATCAGCCACCTGATTACTCGCCCTTCTTCGTAGCCAGAGAGCTCTGGGGCGGCGACGCAGCAAAAGAATTTGCCGCTCGCAAGGTAAAGCAGATCGAAAACGATCGTGCCATGAAGGTGGCATTAGACCTGCGGGCCATGGTGACATTGTCAAAGCTGCGAAACCACTTGCACGGCGACCAAGTCAGTCAATAGAATACATGTATACACATTGCTCCTCGTCGGATGATGAGGAGAGCAGTACGAGCACACGAGGATTCGTGAAGCGGCGTGCTAGCGGGACAAGACAACCCCGCCGGCCGTCGCGCATAGTTTGCCAATCGGCCGGCTCACTTAGGAGCAAGCCGACATGGCAGGCAACATCAAGCGACTTCAGGACCGTGCCGCCGCGATCGCTTCGCGGATGAGCGAGCTCGCCTCTATCGAAGAGCGAAGCGAAGACCAGAACGACGAGATCGGCCGTCTCTCAAACGAGGCCGACAAGGTCAAGACTGACCTTGAGTTCGAGGAGCGGCTGGCCGCTAAGGAAGCCGAGCTTCGCAGCGTGGTCGAGAAGGCCGCCCCGGCTCCTGTTGAGGTTGCTGCTGAGAAGCCCCTCGAGGTGCGGCAGATCCTGCCTCATCACACGAGCCTCCGCTGCTTCAACGACGGCCCTGATTCCGTCGAGCAGGCATATCGCGTCGGCCGCTGGATCCGCGGACACGTCTTCCGCAACGAAGACGACCTCCGCTGGTGCCGCGACCACGGCGTTGAAGCCCGTGCGATGAACGAAGGCAGCAACTCGTCCGGCGGTGCCCTCGTCCCAGAGGAGTTCTCCTCTCAGGTTATCCGTCGGGTCGAGGAATTCGGCACTTTTCCCGCCTCTGGCGTGGAAACGATGTCGATGACTCGCGACACGATGGTGATCCCGAAGCGGCTCACCGGCACCTCGGCTTACTTCATCGGCGAAGGCTCGGCAATCACCGAGAGCGAGCCGACCTACGGCAACGTGAACCTTGTTGCTAAGAAGCTGGCCGTTTCTTGCCGCATGTCGAGCGAGGTTGTGGAAGACGCCCTCGTGAATCTTGCAGACCAAGTCACGATGGAGTTCGCCACGTCCCTGGCCTACAAGATCGACCTTTGTGGGTGGACTGCTGACGGCACCTCCAGCTACGGCGGGATGCGAGGTCTTGTCGAAAAGGTCAACAACGGCGACCACGCAGCCAGCGTTCACACCGCTGCAAGCGGCAACACGAGCTTCGAGACCCTCGACCTCGAGGACTTCCTGGGTGCGATGGGCAAGCTGCCGATCTATGCCCGTCAAGGTGCTCGGTGGTTTGTGAGCCCCGCTGGCTACGCTGCCTCGATCCAGCGACTGAAGTATGCCGCTGGTGGCGTGACAGGCGAAGAGATGGGCGGTGGCCTGGTGGATTCGTTCCTCGGCTATCCCGTTCAGGTCGTGCATGTGATGAACAGCACGCTTGGTGCCGATGCTTCGGCCGTCAAGGTGCTCTTCGGAAACGTCGGGCTCTCCAGCATCTACGCCCGTCGCCGGGACTTCTCGGTGCGGCTGTTTGATCAGGTCTACGCGACCACAGATCAACTCCTGCTCCAAGGAACGATGCGATTCGATATCAACCATCACAGCCTCGGCGACGGTTCGACCGCTGGCCCTGTGATCGCTCTCAAGACCGCCGCCTAATAACAGCTCTTTGGAGAAAACCTAGAGATGATTCACTCTCAGAATGAAAAGGTTGTAGCCAGCGTGCCGACGGCAGCTATTGGTGCAACCGCAACGGCAACCCTCACCATCGACACGCTTGGCTACGATGCTGCGAGCATCAAGGTTATGCGTGCCGGCAACGCCAGCACTGTTTTCGCGAACGTGCTGAAGGTTGAAGAGGGCGACACCACCAGCAGCTACGCGAACGTAACTGCGTTGGTCGGCGACGGTGCTGGGGGCTTCACGATCCCCGCCGCAGCAGGCAGCACGAGCACGACAGACATCGTAAAGCTCGATGTCGACTGCCGTGCCCGCAAGCGGTATCTGAAGGTGAGCTACACCCCAGGTGCTACGGCAACCTGTGGGCTCGTGGCCTGCCTGAGCCGCGCCGAAGTGTCCCCAGAAAACGCAGCAGCCGCCGGCGTTGCTGCTCTGGTTAATGGCTGATCCCGCATAGCGGGCTTAGGCCAGGACGGCCAACGACAGCGCATGGAGGCGCGAGCCCGCTCCTTCCCCAAGGAGCATTCCATGCTTGTTAGCGTAGGTAACTGTGAAGCCGAGGTGCGCGTAGCTGCTCTCATGAGCACCCCGCGCCTCGGCTTCACTGACAATTTCTTTACTGTTGCCGCAGCACTTGCGCCACACAAGATCGCACCGATTAAGTACACAGGTGCATTCTGGGATCAGTGTATCACCAGGAGCATTGAGAGCGTAATCGACGACCACGATGTGGTGCTTACGATTGATTACGACTCAATCTTTACTGCGAGGACAGTAGAAGCACTCTTGGCGCTTCTCATGCACTCAGGATATGACGCCGTCGCTCCTCTTCAGACAAAGAGGGAGAGCAAGGCGGTCATGTTCGCACCGCTCGGTATTGACGAGAGCAAGACCACCGAGGTCACAGATGATTGGTTTGAAAAGCCAGTCCAGCCTGTTGGCACAGCGCACTTCGGCTGCACCATGATCCGCACCGAAGCCATCAAGCGGATGGAGAAGCCATGGTTTGTTGCCACGCCAAACGAAGACGGCGAGTGGAATGGCGGTCATCAAGATGCAGACATTGCATTCTGGCGTAACTTTGTCTCGGCAGGAAACAAACTCGGCATTGCCACGAATGTTTCGATCGGCCACGCAGAGTTAATGATTACATGGCCGAGCCGACAAGCGAGTGACGGCGTTGTCCAGCAGCACACGACTGGATACTGGAACTCCGGTCAGAAGCCCCCAGAGCAAGCCTGGGGAATAGTAAAATGAAAGTAGTAGTGACAAGGTCTTTCGGGACATACCGTCGCGGCCAAACATTC